GTCATACCCCCGCAGTTCCTCTGCCCACTCGGTCGCATTGGGAACATCTGCCCACGCCTTAGTGCCTTTCTCGATAGCGGTTTGCAGGTTGTCCTCGTCATACAAACCAAGACGCTGGTTCTCAGCAACCATCCTGTCCAATGCCTCATGCGCTAGTGCTTGGCGTAGTGCTTCTTTGATTGCAACCTCCGTATCCTCAAGGCCACGAGCATCTTCAAAATAATTCAACGCCATCTCTGCCGCTTTGCGTAGGTCGTTCATTCCGTCACCTCCTTCTTTGCCATGCCAAACGGGTCACTGCAAAACTTCTTCCAGTCAATCTCCCGGTTCATTTTCGGTCCGGCAAACTTCTGGGTATGCAGCAGGCTTTGTTTTGACACCAGCAGCCGAAAGCGAGCAGGGTTGCCTACGGTGGGCATGCTCAACCTGACTGCTTGGTGTCGCTTGACCAGTCGTGCCATGCGCTGTATCGCACTCTTGCGACTGACTTCCAGCAGTTTTGCAATGTCATCGACGCAGACTTCTTCATTCATCAGTTGTTCTCCTCCATGAAGGCCTCTTGAATGGCCTCGGCAAAGCGCCGGATTTCGTCTTGGTCATCGCCCAATTCAAACCTCTTGGCGATCTCGAACACACGCCTGTCATCCAATAGTTGAACCCGTGATTCGTTGTACGCGTCAAGGCTGTAATCAAGAAAACTGTCGTAGCTCGTGGTCATAATCTTTCTCCTGTATTAAAAAACCTGTTTGCAGACGGCGTCGTAAACAAAGTTGCCGTCCTCATTCAAGGCGTTAAGTTCGGCCTCTGTCAGATCTTCCCCGGTGTCACCCCACCGCGCAGAGGCGATGAAGGCGTCACAAAAGTCGGGGTAGTCTTTAGGGTCAACGTCTTCGACCTCAATGTCAGTAACCTCTCGTCCTTTAAATCTCATTTTTTGTACTCCTCTATGGCTGTATTAAAACGTTCTTCAATCTCTTTAAGGTCCACCCAATTTACGCCATCAAAGTTCTTCCAGGCCCAGATTGCCTTGTGCATTTCAAGGGCAGCGTCCACTAAACGCTTCTCAGCAATCCAGCGTTCCTTTTTCTCAACGGCGTAGTCAATGCCGTTGATAACAGCTTGAGTGAAGAAGGCCTCGAACAAGGCCTGCATCGACGCCTTGTCACCGCTGACCGTAAAGGTGGCCGAGCCGTCTTCGTGCTCCTCCACCATCTCGACGTTGAATGAATGGCTCATAGCACCCTCAACACTTCAAGAACGTTTTTCTCTTTGTTGCGGCTGGTCATGTAGCTGCCGTTGCCCCACAGGTCAGAGGCCATGCTGGCAACACCTGCCTGAAGAGCGACGATGTCAAACTTGTCGCACGGGATCTCTGCGCTGCCCCCTGGTTCGAGGTCCTTGAGCCACGGGCCGTAGTACTCGCGCAATGCGCCAAAACCGTACTTGTGGCCCTTTTTCCCGGCACCCTTTTTAAAAGCGTCACCGTAGGTGTAATCGGCGCCGTCTTTGTCAATGACGACGTAGCTGCAGCCGAGATTGCGCAGGCCTTCGAGCAGTTGGTTAAAGGCTTTGTGTTGAAGTTTGGTTGTCATGGTTATTTCCTTTCTGAGTTTTCGATCTCTGCGATCAGTTCGTTTAAATAAAAGACAGACTTCTTAACATCCACGAGTGGATTCTTTTCGTGCTTGACGCGATAGCGCCAGAGGTAACGGATGACGTGGCCGACGCAGATGGCCTCAAAAGCAGGCAGGCCCTTGGTTGCGGCTTTGATGGCCTGGATGCATTCCACCTCGCCACCTGTGTAATGGGCTGGGCGATTGACAAGCTTGTCGGTGAGATGGTCGTCCACCGGCTTCTGGTCAATCAGTTGCGAAAGACTGTGGCCAGTGATGGTCATCGGTAGACCCTCTCTAAATTGGCGAACTCTCCGTCTTTTCCAACTCGGATTTCAAAGACGAGGTCGTCGTTGGTTTGTTCATCTTCGTCATCCGATTTAAATACGCTTTCTTCATCATCGCCGAGCGGGTCGGGGTCCACTTTGGAAAGTAGCTCTGAAAGATTTTTTTCTCCCACGTCTTCGATTTCATCGGTTGCTTCCCTTAAGTGTTTGGCGGCGGACCAAAGAGCGAACTCAATGGCGTCTGGGTCGGAATCCAACTTGTTGCCGATGTTGTCAATCACCAAATCAATAATGCCTTTGGCGTGGCGAATGTTGGTATCAATCTTGTCGATGTCGGGATACGAAGCCATAAAACGTTCTCCTTAATTTGCGAAAAAAATTGTGGATGGGGTTGTTGCGACGTGCGCCTGTAGCAGCGACCTGTCGTAACCAATCGTTGCCGTCGTACGCTTTTCCGGTCTCCTCTAACATGCGTTCTTGGAGGAACTGGACTTTTTGCAGGGCCATGTCGCGTTGGGACTGATACCGCCTTGCAACGGCCTTCCAGTACTCGATGTTGGACGTGTGGCCGGCCTCAGACAGTTTCATTGGCTTTCCCCATCCGCTTATCAAAGTTCTCCAGGTACTCGTCCACGCCACGGCTAAAGGCCTTGGTGTAAAGGTCAAGTAAAGCGTCCTTTAATGCGATGGCATCAAATGTAAACGTGCCTTCATCCTCGTTAAAGGTGCCTCGGTTAAGAACTTCTTCTCGGGTTTTGGTGATATGACTCATGCTCTTTCTCCTAGTATTTCGTCTTCCAGAGATATTCTGTCGGACTCGTTAATGTACTTCAAAAGGTTTTGCTTTCGTCCTGACCCGTGAACCCCGGTCACTGTCACGCTTTGGATGTCCACTTGCTCAGGCAACCCCAGCTCGGGCGGGTCGATTTCGTAATGAATGTCCACTTCAAGCTGGATGTACGTTGTGTGTACCGGCATTGGGTTCCTTTCTGCTTTCTAAAAAAACACGGTCGTACTCTGTTTCAATCAAACGACCTAAAGTTCGGGTCATCGGGTCGTTGTTGTGGTCTGCGATTTCTCTCAGCTTGGCCATGTTGTCGTAACGAATTTGGGCCGTATACCAAGGTGTGTCGCGCTTGCTCGGGGACTTCCGTTTTTCTGGCATGCAATTCTCCTTTCTCGAGTATCTTAACGGTATCACAAGATCTACCGGTAGTGCAAGTGCAGGCGAAAAAAAAACCCGTCGAAGTGACGGGTTAAGTCCCTGTGACGGGAGAGGAGGATACACCAAGACTTGATTATGCCGCTTTACCCCAGGAAGGTCCAATCTCAACATCCACCTTGGAAGGGACTTCCAGCTCCACGGCGTTTTGCATAATTTCGGCTGCTTCACGAGCCTCACCATAAGAGGATACTGACAGGGCTATTTCGTCATGAACCTGCAACAGGAGGTCAAAGCCTGCCTTATGGAGCGCCACCATCGCAGCCTTTGTTTGATCAGCGGCCGAGCCCTGGATGAGTCGGTTCAGGCCTTTGTAAGTAAATGCTCGCTTAATGGATCGACCGTATTCCATAACGGCCTGCTCATACGGCAGGGCCTTGTTTACGCCCCACTGCGTGGGTTCCCAGAGGGGGAAGCGGCACTTACGCCCAAGAAAAGTTCGGATGGCGCCACCTGATCCGGGGTGCTCGATCCGTTTCATCACGGCATTCACCGTGCCCTTTAGGAACGGCACTTTCTGGTGAAAGACGGTCATAAGCTCACCGGCCTCATCTACCGGTAGATCAAGTTGGTCGGCCAGTTTGTTCTTGCCCATGCCGTACATCAACCCTAAGCCGATGACCTTCGCCTGTTTTCTTTGGATGCCGGCCATGTCGGCCACCATCTGGTGAAAGTCGGTGCCGGGGTTGTCACGGTAGGCCTGGGCCATGGTCTCTGCACCGGGCAGATCGAGCAGTGTGGCGTAGTGCACTAGAAGACGGGGCTCTTGGCTGGAGAAGTCGCAGGCAGCCCATTGCTGACCTTCTTCGGGTAGGAAAAGGCTTCTCACAAGGGGTCCAATGACCTCATGCCGTGCAGGCACCTGCTGCAAGTTTGGGTTTGCCATCGAGAGGCGGCCGGTGACGGTGCCACCGTCGTCTGAACGCAATTGATTGATGTGTGGATGGATGCGGCCGTCCGCCCGTGCATGGTCCAGATAAGGCCCGAGGAATGTGCCGGCTGTCTTGTTAAACTCCCGAGACTCGGTGATCAGCTTGCTGATTGGGTGGTCATGTGTCTCTAAAAAGCTACGCGTAAAGCTCGGCGCGCCTTTGTCCGTTCGAGGGTATTCAATTTTGAGCTTGTCAAAAGCCCTTGCAATGCTTGCAGCGGCCCAGATGTCCACCTTCTCACCAGATATCTTTTTGATATCTTTCTGCAGGCTTTCTTCACGTTCCTGCATTTCTGCAATCCGCTTTTGAGCCATATGTGAATCAAAACGGATGCCTTTGAGCGTTATATGAACCAAAATAGGCAAGAGCTCTGTTTCGAGGTCAAAGATGGATTCGACCTCTTCTTTGCGCAGGACCGTCTTAAAGTGCTGCCAGAGCTTCAACGTAAGGGCAGCGTCTTGCTCAGCGTATTCGCCCACGAACATCGCGGGAAGCTTCCAAAGTTCTTTCTTGGCATGCACGTTAAAGTCGCCAGCCGCTTCTTTAAGTCCCTGTTCAGACTTGACCTCTTTGAGATAGTCAAAGCCCAGTGCGTTCAAGGAAAAAGAGAAGCGGTTCTCGTCAATTAACGGGGCTGCAAGCATGGTGTCAATGATGCGGCCGTTGATCTTGAACCCCGATGAAAGAAGCCAGCCCATGTCATAGGCGGCGTTGTGCATGACCTTGGTGTTGGGAAGCTCTAGCGTTCTTCTGACAAAGTTTTCAACTAAACGTTTGTCAATGTTGCCGCCACCCTCGTGACCCACGGGAAAATAGCCACGCCAACCGTCGACTGCGAATGCGTAGCCAACGACGTAACCGTCTTTGCGAGCCCACCCAGGTCCCATGGTTTCCATGTGTGGATCACACGTCTCCAGGTCGATTGCAATTTCGTCAGCAGAAGAAAGATCGGGAAAGTCATAAGGCGGTACCCATTCGGTTTTTCTTGGGAACAATGGAATAGTCAAAGTCGAAATCCTTTAGTGTAGTTCTCGGGTCGTATGAGATGGAGCTCTTTCTTGGCGCGTGTTAATCCAACGTAAAGCAATCGGTTCATGTCATCGGGGTTCTTGTCGTACTCGTTCATGAAACGTGCAGAAAGGTCCAGTCGGAACAAAACCTTCTCTGCTTCTCCGCCTTTAACGGCGTGGATCGTGGAGAGCCTTACAGGGGCCTTGCCTGCTAGTTTAACGCCTCTTCTTAACAAAGCGATGATGTAATTGCGTTTGTCTTCTGCGACTTTTGTCAAGGCTTCGTGCCAGATAACGTCAGTCAAAAGGCCGTGATGTTTTTGCAATTTGTCAAGCGTAAACAGTTCTTCTCGGTCGGCTGTATTTAACGACTTAAATCCCCGCTTGATATACTCAGAACCAAGATGCTTGTAGACCTGGGAGACCACGTTGAAAGGGACTTCTTTACCCTTTCGCAACGATTCCCACCCCAAGACGGCGGTCATCACGGCTTCTGCAACGCTCCTATTTCCGTTGCGCTCAAACAAAATCCCTTCTGACAACAGCCAAGAATGCATGGGGTTTAGGAAGTAGTTTGTTGCGGCGATCACGAGCCAGTCGCTGCCATCGTGTATGTTCACTTGATCGAAGCGGTCGTAGACAAAGATGTTCCCTTCGTCGCCTTCTTTCGGGCTCCAGACCTTGGGCTGTCGCTGACGTATCCGATTGGATACAGCATCTGCTGCTTGGTGAATTCTTGGTGGAACGCGGTAGCTCTTGTCCAAAACAATCGTCTCGCCGGGTAACGCAAGAAAGGTGTCCACATCGGCCCCGGCCCAACGGTAGATGGCCTGGTCATCGTCGCCTGCGATGTAGCCTGTAACGCTACGCGCTACAAGTTCCTTGACAATGTCCCACTGCAGGCGTGAAAGGTCTTGGGCCTCGTCAATGATGACGGTTTCAAGGTTTGGCAGGCGATCCGGTTCAAGAAGGATTCGCTCCAAAAGATCCGTGAAGTCTAATAACAAACGTGTCTGCTTGTATTGGCGGTACGTTCGCTCGACGAACTCAAAGTGAAACCACTCGATCTGCAGATTGCTGCGGTTGTAGTGTGTGCGCAGATCATCGCCTCGAATACGTGCAAGGTTGATCTCGTTCAGGATGGTGTTGTCTGTTTTGACAAAGCCTTCTTCTTCTTCGCCGGTCTCTTCCACCGTAATGTCCAAATTAGCCATCTTGGCAAACTCACGGAAGTTCTCCGGCGCCATCATGTCCTTGGGGCTTACACCAAGAGCGCGGTAGGCAAGCGAGTGCAGGGTGCGAAAGTAAGGGAAGTCCGTCTTCTCGTTAAGGTGGGGGAACTTGACCAAGGCTCGTTCCCTTGCCTCGGTGCTTGCTTTGCGGGTAAAGGCGAAGTAGCCGATGTCACAGGGCAGCACACCACGGTCCAGCTCACGTTCAACAGTGTTTAACAGATATGTCGTCTTGCCGGTTCCGGGAGGGCCGAAGACCTTATGGATAGTCATTTATATCCCCCGGCCACACAATGATTGGTGTTTCCTCTCCCACATAAGCACCTTCAATGTTGAACTCAACAAACTCAAAAGCCTCTTCCTGAGTCATACCTTCCGAAACAAGTTTTTCAACGATTTTGTTCCCGTCATACACAAGAACTTCAACTCTCGTGTGGTTGATCCATGGGGTTGCTGATCCGATAACAGCGTCATCATGTCCGTCAATTTTTAGCATCAGAACGGACTCACTTTGCCCTGCTCAGGCGTGTCAAACGGTGCATCCTGGCGTTCAAACTTTGGAATGCGCCAGCAGCGTGTTTGCCTGCCTTTGAGGTAGAGCGTGATCGGCTCACCACCCAGATCACGAACACGTTGCGCCATACGCCCTGGGGCCATGCCCATGAAGTTGTTGCGCTTCAAGTGTGTTTCGAGGTCCTTGAACCGGAAATAGGTCTTCGCCTCAACGTCATCCGTGTAGGGTCGGCCCATGAGGATTTCGTCACGGTCCATAGCTTGTTGCAGGTGGGTTGTGAACTCTTC